CGCAAATACGCGTTCCACTGCAGTTAAGGTCAAACCAGGATTGCTTGCGAACGGTAGTCCAACAACAAATGCAGCAGCATCAGTCTCTGCGAATACTATAAATAGTACTGACGACTACGGTTATATAATAGATTTTGAGGATTACTTTGATGGCGGAACATAATGATAAGATAGCTGAGACTTTAGACCTTACACCTGTGGAACCAGTTAAAGGTGAGGTAGTAAAGGTAGAGCCAGCTAACGACCAACAATTAGAAAATGATTTTGCATATGCAAGAGAGAATTTGTATAATATAATTGAAAGAGGAACAGACGCTCTAAATGGCATAGTTGATTTAGCTGCGCAATCGCAACATCCGAGATCTTTCGAAGTAGTAGCAGATTTAGTGAGAACACTATCTGGTGCTAATAAAGACCTTCTTGATATCCAGAAGAGAATGAAAGACATGGATCCAGATGCACACGGTCCAAAGAAGGTAGAGAACAATTTATTCATAGGTTCCACTAAAGACTTAACAGATCTTTTAGATGGTGGAGCTAGAAAAATACCAAAAAGAAAAAAGAAAATAGTACCGAGGACAGATGGCTGATCATTACTTAGGCAATCCTAAACTAAAGAAAGCTAACATTCATCTTGACTTCTCCAAAGAGGAGATTCAAGAAACTGTTAGGTGTTCTAAAGATATCCTTTACTTCTGTGAGAAGTATTTGAAGATTATTGAGATTGATAAAGGCTTAATGCCTTTTAATCCATATGAATATCAGAAAGAGATAATGCATGAAGTTAATGCTAACAGATTTGTTATCTGTAAGATGCCTCGTCAGACTGGTAAAACAACTACAATGGTAGCAATAATGCTACACTATGCTTTATATAATCCAGACTTTAATATTGCAGTACTAGCTAACAAAGCTGCAACAGCTAGAGAAATTTTAGGAAGATTACAATTAGCATATGAAAACTTGCCTTGGTTTTTACAACAAGGTATAGTAGAATGGAACAAAGGTAATATTGTTTTGGAGAATGGATCCAAAATATTTGCATCATCTACATCAGCATCTGCAATTAGGGGTATGTCTATTAACTTAGTATACTTAGATGAGTTTGCATTCGTTCCATCAACAGTACAAGAAGAGTTTTTTAACTCTGTATATCCTACAATATCATCTGGTAGTACATCAAGAGTATTGATTACATCTACGCCAAATGGTATGAATATGTTTTATAAACTATGGCATGATGCAGAGAAAGGTTATAATGATTACGCAACAGTTAGTGTTAACTGGTGGGATGTTCCTGGTCGTGATGAAGAGTGGAAAGAACAAACTATTAGGAATACATCAGAGAAACAATTTGCAGTTGAGTTCGAATGTGAATTCTTAGGGTCATCAAGTACATTAATAGATGCACATAAGCTAAGGAATTTAGTATTTAAAAATCCTATGCAACAGAACGAACAATTAAAAATATTTGAACAACCACAACCAGAACACATTTATTGTATCACAGCTGATACAAGTAGAGGTGTAGGAAATGATTACAGTGCATTTACAGTTATAGATGCAACAAAGGTTCCTTATGAAGTGGTTGCAACATATAGAAGCAATACAATTGCACCAGTATTATATCCCAAAGCGATATATAATGCTGCAAGAGCGTACAATGATGCGCATGTATTAATAGAGATTAATGATATAGGTCAACAAGTAGCTGACATATTACATCACGATATGGAGTATGAAGCTATAATGTCTGCACAGTGGAAAGGTCGTGCTGGTCAGGTAGTTGGCAGTGGTTTCGGTGGAGGCGATAGTACATTAGGCATTAGAACAACACCTGCTTTAAAAAGAGTAGGATGTTCAATGTTGAAGACTATTGTAGAAAATGATAGAATAATAATTAACGACTTTGATATATTATCAGAACTAACAACATTTGTTGCTAATAAGAGAGGAACAAACTTTGAAGCAGAGCAAGGTCAGAATGATGATCTAGCAATGTGTTTAGTGTTTTTTGCTTGGTTAACTAATCAAGATTATTTCAAAGAACTAACTGATATAGATATAAGAAAGAACTTATACGAATTGAATCAACAGGCCTTGGAAGATCAGTTAACACCGTTCGGTATTATTGAGGACGGAAATATTGATGACACATGGCAAGAAGATGACGAATTTAAAGGTGGACAACGGGTTGCTGTAGAAGGTTGGGATTACGAGAGTGAAACACTCTTCTAGTATCAAGTTTTATAAATATAACAGAGCTTTATAATCTACCAATAGAAAAGGAGAATTGAAATGGCATTTCAGGTCAGTCCAGGCATTAATGTATCAGAAATAGATCTGAGTACGGTTGTACCAGCAGTTTCTACTACAGAAGGTGCCTTAGCAGGGGTTTTTAAATGGGGACCTGTTAACGAGCGTGTCTTAGTAGACAGCGAGGAAACATTAGTCAACCGTTTTCATAAACCCGACGGGGATATAAACCCGGAAACATTCTTTACTGCAGCTAGTTTTCTAGCTTACGGTAATAAACTCTATGTCAACAGAGTAATTAGCTCTGCTTGCAAGAACGCAGTTTCTAACGGTAGTTCAGCAGCAGTATTAGTTAAGAACGCTGATTTCATAGATGACGTCTCTTTAACAAGCAACGACCACTTTGTAGCAAGGTATCCAGGAGCACTTGGAAACAGCCTACAGGTTTCAGTATGTAAGTCAGCAAATGACTACCTAGAAAGTTCAACTGGTACACTTACCATTACTTCAGGTAACAACATTGCAACTACTTCACAGAACGAAACTACATCTGGTGGTACTTCACTTGTTAATATAGGCGACAAAATCAAATTTGGAAACTCTACAGTAGGCGTTGCTTACTTAGAGGTCACTGCTGCGAATAGCACAACAATGACTTTCAAATCAAATTATACAGGGGCAACCAATTTAAGTACAGTAGCTTTCGATAGATACTGGAAATACTGGGATCAAGTAAGAGCTGCACCTGGAACCTCAGCATATGTCACAGACATGGGCGGAGTCGGTGATGAGATTCACGTAGTCGTTTCAGACGAAGACGGAGACATCACTGGAACTAAAGGACAAATATTAGAAGTATACGAAGGCGTATCAAGAGCAACTGATGCTAAAACAGAATCTGGAGAAGATAATTTCTGGTGTAATGTTATTAAAAATCAGTCAGCTTATATTTGGGCAAAGGGTGCAACTAATTTAGCAGCAAGTACAACTGCAGCTACATCAACAGCACTAACCACAGATAACGCAACTTATGATTCACTTAAATTAGGTGTCGACTCTGCGGCAGAAGGAAGTATGTCTTTAGCTGATATATCAGCAGGATATGATTTCTTTAAGTCAGCAGAAGATGTAGACATCAGCTTAATCCTTCAAGGTAAAGCATTAGGTGGAACAGCAGATTCAGGCGTAGCAAAATACATTATCGATAACATCTGTGATAACAGAAAAGATTGTGTACTATTTGCTTCACCAGCTAAAGCAGATGTTGTTAGCAACATAGGCGGAGAAAGAGATGCAATTATAGCATATAGAAATGCTTTAACAAATTCATCTTATGCAATATGTGATTCTGGCTACAAATACGCATACGACAAATATAACGACGTATACAGATATGTTCCATTAAACGGAGACATTGCAGGTTTAGCAGTTCGATCAGATGAACTAAGAGACGCATGGTTCTCTCCAGCAGGATATAATAGAGGTGGACTCAAGAATGTAGTTAAACTTCCTTACAATCCAAAGAAAGCTGATAGAGACATTTTATATCAAAACGATATAAACCCAGTTGTTACATTCCCAGGACAAGGTACAATCTTGTTTGGTGATAAAACATTACTTGGTAAACCTAGCGCGTTCGATAGATTGAATGTAAGAAGACTATTCATAGTACTAGAGAAAGCAATATCCACCGCAGCTAAATTCACATTGTTTGAATTTAACGACAGCTTCACTAGAAGTCAATTCAAGAACTTGGTTGAACCATTCTTGAGAGACATCCAAGGAAGAAGAGGGATTCAAGACTTCAGAGTAGTTTGTGACGACACAAACAATACTGGCGAAGTTATTGATAGAAATGAATTCGTAGGAGA